CCGGCATGGGTACGTCGATGATGAGACCTGCCGTTACGCCTGCGCCGGGCATTCCTCCGGTCGGTGGGGGAACAAGGCTTGCCACGGTACAGATGCCTACAGGAGCGGCGCGTACCGTAAAATCTCCGCCGCTGACACCGGAACAGATGCCTCCGACTACTGCTGCGCCGGCCGCTGAGACTTCGGCCCTCGGGGACGCGATCGCAACCAACAACCCGGGCGCGGTCGACTCGTACATCACCAAGCGATATCGGAGCGTCGTTAAGCCGCCGCCGGGGACGGCCAAGGGAGAAACCGGGCTCGCGCAGCAAGATCAGCGCATCTTGACGACGGTCGATCAGATCATCGCCAACAAGGGCGCGCTCAAACTGACCGATGCGCCCCCTGGGCAACTCCCTCGCAGCCTGCGCCAGTTTTCCGAGGCGGTCGATCAGACCAAGAAATCGCTGTTCCAGAAGTATGACGCAATGGCAGAGCAATCGGGCGATGTGGGCGTGCAGGTCGATCTCGCTCCGGTTATATCCGAGCTGCGCAGCATCGGTACGCGCCCCGAGGTCGTCGATCTCCATCCCGAACTGATCCCGCAGGCCGAGCAGCTTGCCCGCAATTTCGAGGCAAGGGGCTTCTACTCGCCATCGGCGGCACAGGATGCCATCGAAAACCTGAACCGGACGCTCTCGGCCTTCTACAAGAACCCGACCGAGCAGACTGTTGGGCGGGCCAATCTCCTTGCCCCGGTGGCACGCATCCTGCGTTCGCAACTGGACGCGGCTATCGGAGAAGCGCAAGGCCCCGGTTATCAGGCGCTGCGCTTACAGTACGGGGCGCTTGCATCGGTTGAAAAGGATGTGGCGAGGGCGGTGCAGCGGGAGGCCAACAAGATACCGGGCGGGCTTGCTGGCACCTTTGCCGATATGGCCGCGTCCGAGGAGGCCATTCGAGGTGTCTTGACGCTGAACCCGGCTGCCTTGGCGCGGGCGGGAGGGATCAGGGCAGCCAAGTCGGCCATCAAATACATCTACGACCCCAATCGTGCGATCGAGCGTATGTTCGCGCGCCGTGCCGCACCGCAGGTGCCACCTGCGCCTCTCGCCGCGCCTGTAGCGCAAGCCGGGGGCATTGGTGCGGGGGCAGGCATAGCAAGCGGCGGCTTCCCGCAGCCGAAGCGCGATCCCGACCAGCCGCTCCAGCGCAGCGTGGGCCAGTTCTGAATGCGCCTGCCAATACCATGCCGGAGCGAAGCGGACGCTAGCGAGCCACATCACACCTCTGCCGCGCCGCGCCATACCGTGGCTAACCGAACCACACCCGGCCCGAACCCTACCCGGTCGCACCGTGTCTAACCGCGCCCTAGCGGACCGCACCGAAGCAGACCTTGCCACGTCCCACCACACCCCGGCCTAGCCAACCCTAGTTAATTGATAACCTTAAATCCGACGACGCTGAACCGGCCGTATGTGGGTCTAAAATCACCGACCCCGACCAAGCGACCGGCGGCCCCAATGACCTCGTTCAACATCTGTGGAGGTATGTATTCGGGCAATACACTCGATAGAACGAAGGTCGCACGCCATCCAGCCTTGAGCGCGGGTCGCGTGCGCGTAATGCCGTTGCGTTGGATCGTGACCCGGCACTTGTGCTCGTAATCCCAATCCTCGACACCGAGAGAGGCGAGGGGCGTCAGACTGACGATGCCTGCCTTGAACAAATCCATTGCTGATTTACGAGGGGAACGGGGGTCTTGCCGATATTTCGCGGCGTTGATGATCGCGCCGCGCAGATACTCGCCCGGCAACGCTATCATGCCTGCGTCGTCACGGTAGACGTAGGATTCGATGTCGTCTGATTTCTTCGCCTTCGATCCCTTGGCCGCGGCCGCTTTCTCGGCGACTGCCTCCACATTCCAACGATGGAACAAGATGTCGGCCACTCCTTCGATGGCGACCTCGACCGCGAAGGGTTCAGAGAACGAGATTGCTTCGTCTCCCCCATTCGTCGGGACATCGCCGCCGAGTTTGATAACTTTTGCCGTTGATGCTTTTGCCATGTCACAGTCTCCCTCGCGGCCGGCCGGTCACGCCCGGACGCGAAATCAGGGGTTGCGTAATCGCAACACCGGCCACGAGGAAGTGGGGAAACCCGATGTCGCGTCTCTTAGCGGTGACCGCCGCCGTGGGTAGAGTTTCAGCGAGAAGCGTGATATTGTCAAGCGGATATGGTCAGCCTTGCTCCGGTTTGGTCCGGTCCGGCACGATACGGTATGGGTAGGTTTCGGTGCGGTATGGTGAGCCACGGCGGGGACGGGCAAGGTCCGGTATGGTCCGGTGAGGCTTCTTGTCGCTGAAGACAGCGCGGACGGTGGACTTGACTTGGCGATGATTGCCAAACGCCTAGGGCATAGCGTCAGGTATTTTCTCAACCAATACGACGAACATCGGCAGCCAGTAGGAAAGGGATTGGTTGATCGCGTGCCTGATTGGCGCGCCTCAATGACGTGGTGTGACCTGGCGGTATTTTCTGGAAACGGAAAATGGTTGCTCGAAATAGACCGTTTCCGTCAGCGCGGAACGCCGATCATCGGCGGCTGCGCCGAGGCCGCGGCGTGGGAGCTCGACCGCATGGCGGGCATGGCGGCGTTCAAGCGCGCCGGCATCCCGGTTCCGCCGTTCCGCCAGTGCGCCACGCTCAAAGAGGCGATGGAGTACGTCGAGAAGCGCGACGAGGGGTGCGCCGTCAAGCCCTGCGGCGACATCGCCGACAAGGCCACCAGCGTCGTCGGCAAGGACGCGCGCACGATCCTGTGGCGCCTCGACCGCTGGCGCCGAGAGGGCAAGAGCTTCCCCGGCGGCCTCATGGTGCAGGACAAGATCGACGGGGTGGAGTTCGCCTGTGGGGCCTGGATCGGGCCGGACGGGTTCGCGCCGGGGTGGGAGGAGAACTTCGAGGAGAAGGCGCTGTTCGCCGGCAACCTCGGGCCTGCCACGGGCGAGCAAGGGACGACGATGCGGCTCGTCAAGGAATCGAGGCTCGCCAAGCAGGTGCTGGCCCCGTTCGAGGACCGCCTGGTGTCGATGGGCTATTGCGGCAACGTGGACGTGAACTGCATCGTCGACGAGGACGGCACGCCCTGGCCGCTCGAGTTCACGATGCGCCTTGGGTGGCCCGCCTTCAACATCGAGCCGGCGCTGCACTCGGGCGACATCGTGGAGTTCCTGGCCGGGCTCGCCGAGGGGAAGCCGCCCAATACACGGCGGATGAACGAGGTCGCGGTCGGCGTGGTGATCTCGCTGCCGCCGTACCCGCACAGCCATGCGAAGACTGAGGAGGTCGTCGGGGTGCCGATCTGGGGCATGGTGCCGAGCATCGAGGACCGGGTGCATCTCGTTGCGGCGCAGATGGAGAAGGGCGAGCTTGCGACGGCTGGCGATTACGTCTGTGTCTGCACCGGCACGGGCGATACGGTGCAGGCGGCCCGCGATGCCGTCTATCGCACGGCGCAGCGGCTACAGTTTCCGATCAAGCCGCAAATGCGCATTGATATAGGTCAGCGCCTTGCGAGGGACATCCCGCGCCTGCAGGAGCACGGCTTTGCCAAGGGCCTTGAGTATGCTTAACCAGCGTTGAAGCTGGCGCAAATAACACCTCTCTCCGTCCCCTCGACCGCCTCTCCGATCAGTCGAACATTGACCTGCCCGGCATTGCACCAGGTTTCACCGCCGTACCCCGCATGACTGGCTAATCCATCCCACGAAAGCATCTCAGGGAACGAATCGGCGTAGGGGTGGATCAGCCGGGCATCATCCTCCGTCTCGGCCGCAACGACAGCATCGCTGTAGGTATCGTAGCCGGTTACGGTCTCCTGCGAGATGTGCCAAAGGCGCATTGACCCTTCCATCGACATCTTTTAGTTGCAGATCGTCTGGTTGCCGTAGGTCGTGCAGATAACGCTCGACCCGCCGGCGCTGGTGCAGAATGTCTGATTGCCGTAGGTCGTGCACATGGTCTGCGCGCGGGCCGGGGCGAGGGCGGCGAACAGCAACAGGGCCGCGAGAACGAGTTTCATCCTACATCTCCTAAGCATTTCCCGGCCTCTAAGCATCGGTGCGGGTCCGGGCACCCCGGCAACCAATAGCATAAGACTTTTTTTGTGCGCCCCTCGGCGTGGCGCATGACCGTTCCGATCTGAGCGCGAGCAATCATTGCATCCCGCTCCAGCTTATCGACGCGGCGCTCCAGGATCTCGATGCGGGTCAGCATGTCGTGTGGGTTCGGATCAGGCATCGAAGCTAACCCCTTTCCCGGCATCAAGCATCTTCTGTTGCCATGCGGCCCGCTCCTCTGGGGTCATCTTTGAGACACGATAGCTTAGTTCTTTGATTATCCGACCCCTGCACGCGGCGGCCTCCTCGGCTGTGGAGTGGGTTCCCATGCAGGTGATGCAAAGCCAATCAGGCATCGGTTTGTTTCCTCCTGAAGTCGACGGTCAGCCACACAGCCGGCGCATCGCCCATGTTGATCGCGCAATGCGGCAGCCGCGGTGAGACGACGGTGAGCCAGCCGACGCCGAGGCTCGCCGTCTCGACGCCGCATACGAACAGCACGCCGGGGCCGGTGCGCAGCGGTACGATGGCGCGGGACCAGCGCGCGAAGTATGGATCGGTCTCGGTCGTCCAGTTGAGGGTTGCGCCCGCGTCGAGCATTTCCAGGCTGATCTCGCCGAAGTCGACCCCGGGCGGCATGATTGCCTCGGCCCGGCGCTCGATCTCACCGCGCAGGTTGTCGAGCTCGACCCAGCCGCTTGTCGGCTTATAGCGCACGAACTCAGTGTCGGTCTTGACGCCGCGCACGCGCATGATCCGCAGGCCGGGATTGCCGGTCGGCTTGAAGAACCCCCACCGCTGCCGGATGCTGCCCGCAAGCTCGAAGGTGTCGAGGTGGGCTACTGCGGCGAACGCTGGCATTTCTTTTCCCTTATCCTGCGATAGAGCAGCCACCAAGCGGTTAGCGAAACAGGCAGAATCAGGCCGGTAATCGGCCCGGGCCAAATCGTTCCAACAATCAAACCTGTGACGGTGGACGCGATCACAATGACGCTCAACAAAGCCATACTGACCGGGCGGGGCAGATCACGGGAGCTTCAGCAGACACGCAAGCAAAAATAAATTCACGACGGCGAGGCCCGCGTTAACGAGAGCGAGCCCGGGGCGCCCCGTGGCGGCGCAATATAAGACAAGCAGCGTCGCGCAGGTGCCGACCAGGGACGTTCCCACCATTACGAATGCTTTGGGAGCCATCTACGCTTTCCTTATTCTATAAAGATTTTTTACGTTTCTATTATAGTACGAGCCAGGCGACGGAGAGGCGACCATCTCCTCCAGCACGCTCTTGTCCACGCTGTCTACGGTGTAGGGGCCCCCAGAGCGGAAGGTGATCGTGCCGGTGCGGGTCTCGTCATCATGGGTCACGGTAGCGATGTTCGAGGAGTTTGGGGTCTCCCAGGTTTCGATCACCCCTCGCCTCCCTCAGACTGCGGCGGGTCGTCAATTATCCTCGTCGAACGTAATAGTGCCTTTTGCATTACTCGCTGCTCATCTGGTGTTAAATGCCGCTCCTCGGACTGCGGCGGGGCGGCGGCGAGGGCGCGCTCCCGCATCTTCGCAATGATCGGCGGGGCAGGAAAATTGTGTGTGATGTGAGTCTCGTCATCGACCATCAGGATTGCCTCGGCCCAAGCCGCCGCGCGGGCCTCGTGGGCGACAGCCTCTCGTAACGGTGTGCTGTCTACCAGTATCTGCTGCCGGGCATCGCGGGCACGTTGGTCGCCGTAGGTGGTGAGGGCGCGGGCAACGGCATGAACATCGGGAAACCGTTGTGGATCGTTGATGATCCAAGCCGGATCGGCTGTGTAACCCAGCGCAACACGCGCTATTTCCATCACGTCAGCAGCGGGCGGGGCGCGCAGCCGGGCGATCTCGGCGCGGGCCTCGTTGAGGAGGCGAGCGTTCTCTCGTCCCAGGCAATTTTCCCACGGGCAATCAGCGAATGGATAATTATGCCCGCAACGGGTGGCATGAAAATCATCGAGAGCGTTCGATAGCAAAGGTTTCTGCGCCTCACGTTCGGCGTCGGCCCCGTACTTCGCCCGCTCGTCAGGCGTGGGGGTGCAGTCGTTCAGCCGGGTGCCGGTCATCTCGGTTCCGCCATCTGATTTGTGTCGATTAGATATTGGGCCTCAAGGCGCAGGAACGCCTCGTAGCAAGCGCGGTCCTCGGCGATCAGCTTGCGGCTCTCGCCCGCGCAGCAGGTCTCCTGGATGTGTTTGATCGCCATGTCTTCAGCCGATATATCGCCATCGACGTTGTTCCGTCTTTGCCACGTGACCCATCCACGAAACCGTACATCCTTGGGCAGCAGCGCCGCCCGCGTGCGCGCCCGCTCCATGTCGCTCGCGGAGGCGTAGCGCGCCTTGCCGCGCTCGGAGGCGGTGATTGTGATTGGTGGAGCCTCGATTGTATCTTTCAACCGGGCGATGGCGCACCACACCTCCTCGCCCGGAAGCGGGTAGCCGAGCACCTTGAAGACCTCGGCCTGTTGCTCAAGCGGCACCTCCATGCTTAACACGAGCACGCCGCGGGTCTTGACCATCGCGTATTGCGAGAAGGTGACGCGGATGGCGGCGGGGACGGTCATCGTGGCGCGCCCCTGGAAAGCGTTTTACAGCGAGCACACTGGTAGATGCCCATCATTCCAACGCTGAAGTTGCTACCGGCGTTAAACCACCAGATCCAACGACAGGGACGAAACCAACAAATCACGCTCATTACCCCGTGGCTCCATAAAGCTCGCCCTTGAGCCGGGCAGACAGCGCCATGATGGCGTCGAGCGATGGCTCATGGACCTCTTTGATGAGCGCCAAATCCTTCGTGGCGCGCTCGATCACTTCGTCGATGATGGCTGGCGTGCGCGCGACGCCCAGCGCCTCGGTGATGCGCTTGCGGGCCTCGCGTGCGGCCAGCACCTTGCGCTCGCGCTCGGTCGGGTGCGCCGCGGCCTCAGCGGGCGTCAGGGGTTCCCCGGCCGCGCCTGGCCCCGCCCCATTCATGGCGTTCCTTTCCTGTTGCTGAGGCGCGGCCGGGAATTGTCGACGCAAGAGATTGGCGAGCTTCGCCTTCTCCGCGTCGGGGATGACGTAGCTGTTGCCCCGTTGCTCGATCTGGACCCATGGACTATCGGTATCGTAGAGATAGCGTCCGATGCCCCACTTCACGGCCGCGCGCTTGAACGCATCGCTGAGCGCGCCCTTTTCGCCCTCCATGTCGCTGTCGCCAGCGCCATCGGTCTTCCATACCCATTCATCAGGGAATTGTCCGCCCCGATCTCCCGTGTAATTGATCTTGATCCCGATGCTGCAAACAACCCGTTTGCCATCCGACCAAGGGTAGTTGTCCTGCCAGTTCTCGGGACCGCACACCTCGTCGAGTCGGCGCATCACGTCGCGGGCGTCGATGTAGGCTAGGGCCATACCTTTCGTCTTGTCCTTGGTTGTCGGCCCGACGCGCCACGATACGATGGCCGGGTCGAACGGGGCGGCGAGCTTGGCGGCAATGTCGGTCATCGTCCGCGTTCCTCCCAAAAGCCTTCCCAAGCCTCGCAGGCGGTCCGCGCGGCGCGGAGATATTTGCGCCGCTCATCCTCGGGTGTGTGATACCACCACCACATTGGGTCAGGGCCATCGCTCAACACAAGCACGATACGGTTGTCCCAGCACAGCGCCACCGCGGCGGCCAATATGCCGGCGTCGTCCTCCGCGAGTTGCGCGTCGGTCTGTGGGTCAGGCATCATAATATCTCTCAAGAGCCGCGCGCCCCGCATCAGTTAGAAACCATCTGCCCCCCCGAAATATCGTCCATCCTTGCCGTCGACAAAATTGGCGAATGCGATCACTCTCGCGCGTGGCCTCGGGCAATCGAAATCGATCAGCACCATTCCCACAAGGAGCGATGAGACGCAAAAATTCCATTTGGTCGGGTGTCATCCGTGTGGCTTCGGCTGCCGCTTTTGCCCGTTTCAGTCCTTCGCCCATTGTTCATCCCCTGTGGATCGTGAGAAACGGCTGAGGGTTTCCGAGCGTCGCACCGGGCACGTCTTTGCCATTTTGGAGCGCAGCGGCGATCAGCGTCTTCGAGGGCTCGCGTGTGATGCGACAGAGCAGGAAAGGGATAATCCCTGCGTCGGTTATGATGACGCGAGGCTTGCCGCGCCCGACCGACACGTTCATATCGATAGCAGACACCTTCTTGAGCCCCGCTTCCTGCATCGCCTGCAACGCAGCTGCCCGCAGCGACGTCGCCCCATCCTCCAAACGGCGAGCACGCTCGGTCAGCCGGGCGATCAGCTCGTCCTTGATCGCCTTCGCCTGCGCCTCGCGTTCGAGGGCGGCGCGCAGCACGGCCACAACAGCACCAGGTAGATCGCTCTCGCCGGCAATCGTGTCGATCAGGTCGTCGTCGCTCTCGTCGGGGAAAGCGTCGCGCAGGGCCGCCACGATGGCGCGGTGGGCCGGCACCAAGGCTAGAAGATTATAGGTCATGCTGCCAAATCCTTAATGAGATCGTCCCGATGGGCAACGATCCGAGCGCCGAGCAGGTACATCAACTCGGGCTCAAACGTCTCGTCGAGCACGATGAATGTCGGCTTGCGTCGTCCGATGGCATAACCGGCCTCAAGGTGTGCCGAGCGTCCGCAGGGCAGGAGCAACACGCAGGTATCGCACCAATCGAGCGCGTCCTTATCGAAGCGATAGCCGCGCTTGGCTTCCTCGCTGGCGAGCGCGGCGATATAGCGTTCCGCGCTCCAAAACATCCATTCCGGGTCTATCTCTCGCCACGAGAAGCCGTTGTCGCCGGTCGTCGGATTGCGGAAATCATAGACTTCGTGGCCGAGCCCGCGTAGCCACGTCACCATTTCTGGTTGCGCTTCGTTACGCCACGAAGAGGCAAGATAAATCTTTCGTGCAGTCATCGCAGCACCCTCTCTATCCACGGCCAGAAAAGCACCAGTACCACGAGGGCCATCGTGACGCCGGCGAACAGCGAGCCGAGGCGGTCGATCATTTCAGCCCCGCTATCCGGTCGAGCGCACCCGCCGCCGTCGCCTGCAGATCATGCGGAAGCCGAGGCGTTCGCTCCGCAATCAACTCAAGCGCCACGATCGCGATGCGCAGCTTGCGCGAACACAGGTTGGCCTCGTCGTTAGCCGCCCGCACGCCATCTGCAAAGGCGCGGGCCGGGGCGCCGAGCAGGTCCATTGTGTCGTCTCGTGCCGCAGCCATTCTATCCTCTTCATCTCTCGCCGAACGCGGCGAACGAGCAGAGGATGCCGATATTTTCGGCGGTCTGTCAAGCCGATATTTTCGTTGACGCCGATTTTATCGTGCGCTAGGGTCTGCTCCATGAAAGACGCACCAGCTATCGCCGCGAGGCGCATCATTCAGAAGTTTGGCGGCCCGGCCACGCTTGCGCGATATCTCTCGATAGATGGCAATCCTGTTCCGGCGTCAACCGTTCAGAGTTGGCAAAACGCGGGTATCCCGGTCAAATGGCATCATCCGGTAATCCTGGCAGGTGCCAGAGCGGCGGTGCCGATTGAGCCCGAGGATTTTTTTGAGCCCGTTCACGATCCTCTGGCGACCGCCGTGCCCGCGGAAGCGGTACGCGGCATCTTGCGAGAGCGTGCCGATGGCTAGGCGTGCCCCCGAACAGGCGCTCCAGCGGCAGATTTCACAATTCCTCGATGTCGCGCTCGCCGGCAACGCCTGGTACAGCACGATCCCGCTCGGCGGCGGCGGCAGGGTGCGCGGGGCGATCCTGCGCAGCATGGGGGTCAAGGCCGGCGTGCCCGATATGGTCGTGATCGATGCTGGACGGGCGATATGGCTGGAGCTGAAGGCGCCAAAGGGTCGGCTCTCGGATGAGCAGACCGCATGCCACAAGTTGCTGCGCCGGGCCGGGTGCGCGGTCTACGTCATCCGCTCGCTCGATGAAGCGATTATCGCGCTGCGGGAATGCGGCGTGCCGCTACGCATAGCGGAAGCGGTGGGATGACGGACCTACTCGGCCACGAACCGGCAAAGCCTCGCAAGAGTGCTAGCCACGGTGAAGCGGGATATG